GTTATATCATATTGATTAAGATCAAAATTTGGAGATACCTCGACCGATTGAAGTCTGCATCTGGGTTCAAACTGTTTGATTAAAAGTGTTATTTGCGATTCTAACATATTCGCAGTAATAAGATCCATGGGTTCAAACAACATCTTATAAATCGGAGAACCAAGAAGATAGTTGAATGGTCTTTCTCCGTTAGAAGTTAACAGCAATATTCTAAGCGATTGCTTAACTGAATTGATGTCAAACTTCATCCCCACGTCACCCGTTCCAGGATGTGGAGTAAAGGAAAGATCTAAATCTTTGTATATTCTGACTGTCTTCATAATACTTATTTATATGCCTTTTTAGTATTTTTTGAAAGTTCCAGGTGCCGAAACACGTTTATGATTATACATGGTAAAGTGCAGATATCTGTTGCCTTTTTCTTTGAATGAGAGATGAATCCAGTGGCCGCCAGATGGTAGATACTCAAGAAGAAGTTGATCGTATGGAACGTTTTTGACAATCCACGGAATGATGACATCGTGATACTGTGCTTTAGTCATACCATTGAATTTCATATCAACTGCTTGCCCAAGCATATGTTGTGATGTCTTGGAACCGCCAGCAGGAATATAATCGCGGAATCCTGAAGTAAAATACATTCCAGGGAACTTGGTTCTGATTGGATCCAAACAGTTTACTGCCAAGCAGCGCATATTTGCGATCATGTCTCTTTTACTAAATCCACCATAATCTCTAAGTTTACCCTTAACCATAACGTCTTTCAGAGTAAACTTATCAGAGATCTTCATTCCATAGTTAACACCATTTGAGATATTAATGTCTGGAAGTTTTACTCCAGTCTTGGTAACATTACACGCAGTAGGTGCAACCCTTCCACTTTCTAGATTACTTGATCCTTCTTCACCAGGAGTAGGTGTATCTTCAATACCAGCAGCATCTCGGTCAGCAACACCATCCTCGCCATCATAATCCATACCTCTTGCTTCTTCTGCAGAAACACCACCAGCACCACCAACGAATTCGGGTTCGCTTGGATTCATCGGCGAAACTGGATCTGCGACGATTACAATCTGTGGAGGAGTTCCATCTGATGCTGTTACCGCAGAACCTGCAGTTCCCGCCCTTAAATTGACCAGCAAACCATCAACGCTTGTTGTACCACCGCCCTTGAGATTCAAATTTCCAGCAATTGATTGGACATTAGTCGTAACACCTGATTTAATATTTGTCTCTTTCGATCCGTAAACATTCGCCTTCGCGTCGGTCTTGATGTTAATATCAGAGACAGCATCGATATTGATTTTACCATTTGAAAGGATGTCAACGCTTGTTGCAGAACCAAGTCTAAATGACTTAGAAGTTGCTGCGTCAATATCACCACTTACGTCCATCGAATAATCGCCATCGACACGAGTTGCAAAAGTTCCCTCGACAGCAAGGGTCATATTACCGCCGACCTTCCAATCAACGTTTCCGTGCATGTCAATATTTGTATTGCCTCCAACTGTAAGATTACAGTTGTTTGCTACATAGATATTACAGGTGCCACCAACGTGAACATTTGCTTTACCTTCAATTGTAATAACACCATTGCGATCAATAATCGTATAACCGTCACCAACAATTTTATTTACTTGTCCGTCGGGACGCATTTCTAGGAATGTACCTGAATTGTGGTTCAGAGAAACACGTTCTGCATTTGGCGTATCATCGAATTCCATTGTGTGTCCAGATTCACTCTGGTAGGCATGGTTGTATGGATACTGAGAAGCAAATGCGGATTTCGGTTGAGAAATAGATTCGCCTGTTCGACCATCAATAGTTTTCGAAGTAGTTCTTTGTGCATCATGCTGTCCGTGGATCGTTTGCTCCTGTGGGAGTGCTTTAGTTTCTCCTGGATTTTTCCCAACAGCAAGTGCATTAACGTCCCCATTACCTGCCTCAAGATATTCCTTTTTAGGATAAACATTATTTGGATCGTTGAATCCCTTTTTAGGATCATTATCTCGTAGTGTTTCATTGGTGGGTTGATTGGCAACAGTTGGTTTTGCTGGCAACGATTCTGCAGGATTCGGCGCAGCGATTGTAGGAGATCCAGGTTTTATTCCTAAAAGGTCGTCGAATAATTTGTTTGCTGAAAATCCAACTCCAAAGTAATCCTTTGAAGTTTTTCCATTAGAACTGGTTTTGATCAATCCATTGGCAAACTTAATCGCCGTATCGATTCCCTGCCCATTAGCAACTGCTAACATTCCCAGAATAACATCTTTAGGAGAGTCTAATGAAAGTGACTTGGCAGAAAGAAGGGATTTAAGATTTCGATCAAGCAGAGAAACCATTGCGTTGTTTTGTGCAGATGGATCATTTAAGAATCCACCGCCGCCGCCACCAAGAGCAGTACTCTGTTCGTTGTGAGCATCATCGATGGTTTCGGTAACTTCTTTTTCGTGGTTATCAACCAAAGAAATTATTGCAGAAACTGCTTTTTTGATGTTTTCATTGTTAGGTGCTTTTCTGAATGGATCAAACGAAACATCAATTGCTTCATTCGTAGCAGCTGTTTTTCTGTCAATATCTTTGGAAACTTTCTCAAAGGCTTTTTTTACTCCAGGTGGAAGTTTTGTTGATTTGGTAATTAATTCAGTAGCAGATTTTAAGGCAGACGAAGTAAGTGTCTTTGTTATGGTCTTAACCATTTTATTGGTAGTACTTACTACTTCATCGGATGCCTTGGGTGTTCCTACTACGGCGAGCTTAGTAGTAAGACTAGGAACTTGTTTGGAAAGAACATCTTTGATGGTAGAGGTTGCGGACTTAGTAGATCCGTTTGCCGCATTCACAATTTTGAGAGCAGTTTCTGCTGCGCTACCAGGTTTTGCAGTCCAAATTTTTGGATCGGCTAGAGCAGCGAAGTTTAGATTATTACCAACATTGCCAATTTTTGCTGGAATGGGGAGTCCTAATTTTTTAAGAGCAGTAAGTGCAAAGTTTTTACCGAGGTTTTTACCAATCAATCCACCAAGACCAAACTTTTTATCTTTATCTGCTGCTTTTGATCTAATCCATGCTTTCTTTATTAGTGTTGAAATACTAGGATTATTTTTTTTGATATTCTCTAATGTTTTTTCTACAGCATTAGGGGCAACAGCACCAACTGCTTGTAGTGCCTCCAGATTCATCGCGTATGCGCCAAGTTTACCAGTATCTGAAATTGTAGAATGTGAACCACCGCCACTATCTTGTGCAATGGATGCCATCAATTTCTTGATATCAGTTTCAGGAAGAACCTTGCTTATCTTAGTATTATTCAGAATACCAGATAACTTTTGATCACGCAGAATATCTAACATTAGAAAAATTTCCCATTCTTAGTATAGTTTTCCATAAAGCACTTATATAATGCAGATCTCTGTTCATGACTCGATGGACCTTTACCACCTCTCATATCATTACCTGTCGCTTTAATCAATATTGCACCAATGTTCTCATCCTTTAATTGCGATTTCGTCACCCCTTTTGTAAAATAAAATTCAGTTAGAACCTTTGCTGCAACTTCCATAGTATTTACCAGATCAGGATTTGCTACCAATTGATTTCCCATACCAATTGCCTTTCCCAAAGCGGCATAACCACTCTTAAATGTTAATTGGTTAAATCCTCTTCCACGATATTTGTATCCATCTTGGTTTGGATCGGTGGAAACCAAACTGCCCTTATTAGGAATGGTTTTTGCATTTCCAAAACGCCCACCGTAAATAGCATTTCCACCAGCGACACTTCCTGCAGCAACTATAGCACGTGCAAATGCATCTGGATTTGGATGGTTAAATACATTACTAAAATTTTTTTTCAAAACGGATACATCTGTGTATCCTGTTTTCTCGTTTACAGGAATAAAGTTACATTCGATTCCTGCAATAGCAAGCAATCCTGCAATCGCTTTAGGTGGATACCCTTTTTCCTGCGCTGCTTTTACGATTACTTGCATATTTGCTTTATTACCTCCTGCTAATTGGGATCTTGCTAATTGGGTGCAATCACAATTACTTAATTTTTCTAATTCAGCGGGATCGACTTTAATGCCACTGCCGCTGCCATCACTACCGCCAGAGGTAGGTGAGTTCCCAGATCCATCTCCACTACCACCACCACTGCCGTTACTTGCAGGAATCCCGTTAATTGTTCCCACAAATGCAGGTTGCTGTCCTTCTGCGCCATCCATAAAGAACCCCCAACACCAAGTGCCCTCTACTACACCATTCGGTGACCAACCAATTCCAGAAGTACTGGCACTGTTTGCTGGCATAATTGGCATCGCCCATGGAAGATCTTCGGTTGGTAACTGCTCTTTATCATCAGTATGATAACCAAGAATTCGCAGTTTTACTCGACCAATACGCATCGGATCATCACGATCCTCGACACATCCGAAGAACCAATAGAAGTTTGAATCATTATTTGAAAAGAAATTATCTGTCATTACCGCCCCTTCCATGGAGCCAAATAGGGAAGTGGGTCAATTTTTTGACCAGCACCACTAAGTCCTTTGTGCAACTGAAAATGTAAGTGGGCAGCTGTAGAGGATCCAGAGTTATTGACACGCCCAATTGGTTGTCCAGCCTTTACTGGATCTCCTTGTTTGACCAGTAAAGAACCTTCCTTTAAATGTCCATAAAAGGATGTCAGATTTCTGTCTTTATGCACGATGAGCACACGAACCCCGCCGCCTGCTGCTCCGCCAGAGCGATAAGAGTTTTGCCATCCTGCCTGGAGAACTACACCGTCTAAGACAGCATAAACAACTTGTCCATTAATCTCCTTTGCAGGAGAATGTTGCTTTCCAATATCCATACCCACATGTGGGTTCGACATTGGTGGTCGACGAGTTGCGCTCCAACCAAAAGGACTGCTAACTCGTCCTATGCCGCCAGTCGGGTGCTTAAAACCTTGTTTATTTACTGGACCAGTGGACGCAGGAGTTGCACCGTTTTGTTGTTGTGCTTGTTCACCAGATTGTTCACCAGAATTTTCGGGATCATCCGCAGCAGCAGGAGGAGGAGGATTCGGTGGTGGTGCACGTTCAATTTCTTGGAACGCTGTATGGAACGAATCCTTGGCAATTTCCAAAATCATATTGTGCGCGACTGGAGTAATTTTATGGTGAATAGCAGTGATCATCCAAACACCAGAAAGGAACGGATCCCATTGGTTCTTTGGATCTGATTTATCTGCGCCATCTCCAACTTTAGGATATTTGAAATTGATAATCTTACCAACCTCAGCATCCGTTCTTCCAGGAACCGTGATGTGCATTCGCAATCCAGAAATATCTTCAAGAACGCTTTGGCGCATGCCCAACCATAGATCTGGTGAATAGTCTAGTAAATCGTCGTCGCTCGTAGTAAGAACTTTTCTGTGTACGGGACGGAAGAAACGCTTAGACAATGCTGAACGAGTTACGTTCGCAGGATATGTCATATTATCCTTTGCTTCTTCATCAAATGTTGCCTTACCATTTTCAATTCTGTAATTTTCCATATGAACAATATCAGGATATGAATATGAATAATCGTGCGGGGCATTCGTTGCTTGTTTGATCATAATATCAAAAACTGTGGTAGTGCTGGCAAATCTTCCATTGTCTTGTGACTTCAGAATATCAACCTGTTCACTGAAACGAATATCTGATACAGTACTAAATGCTTTGTCTAATCCAGGTTTCACCGTATGTATTGTTTCTTTATCTTCCAACTCGATTGTAGGATCAACAGGTTTTGGTAAATACACATATTCTGCATATACAGAACTGTCATCTAACTGATTCTTGATTAAATTGTCAATAGAAGTGAAGTAAAATCCTGTTTTGGTTTCATAGAATAAGAAACTTGGCGCTTTTTGTTTTGCTCCGATAGATCTCTGCGCAACATAATTGAGACAGCGAAATGGAGACCACATATTTGCTACGAAAGCAATCTTACCATCATGCGGAGTATCCGCGATAATCATTGGAGTTTCGTCTTTAATATCGATACCACCGAAACAGCGTTTTTGTTTTAAAAACTCCGTATACAGTTTGTCTGCAATTTCGTCTGTAGTGCCTTCATACTTTTTACTGACTTGTGTAATATTGTCACTGACTGCTTCCATAGAACAAAAATATAATGAGTACATTTGCTCACGGTCAGCATTAAGCATTCTATTCTTAATAGAATAAATTGAGAAAGTTTTTTTGATACTGTCGCCGTATCCATCACCAAAGGTTGGAGTTTGTATCCAAATATTCAACAGTTCGTCGCCGACTAGAGGCAACCCAGATATAAGTTCTTTCGAATCTACAACCATCAACACACCTTGTAGTGCGTTTGAGAATATATCCTCATAGATGTTTAGTTCGACGACAAAATTTTTGATGTCAAGAACGTCACCGTTGACACTTTGAATCTCAACAGTCTTAAATGTTACGTCACCAGGATTTGATAATGATTTTGAATTAGGATCTGTTGCCATATTATGCTCTAATTATTCGTTGGAATTCCGAAACAAATTTGCCAAGTAAATTCTTAGGGATATACTTAATTTCTCGTTTGTCTTCGTTTAATTCGAATTCATAATCCCAGTTTGAAACTGGTTCATGTTCACCAGATGAAATCTTTGCTCCATCGTAATCAACAATAATTCCCTTTGGTACACCCTGCAATACTAGTTTATCTGTCGTTCTGTAGTGATGCACTGCCTGATAGATATTATTCTCACCATACTTTTCTAGGCAATAAGAATAAAGATCTCTTTCTTTTCTCGGCCATTCTTCGCGAACATCGACGATATTATTGATCAATATTAAAATCCAATGATAATCTTCTCTATCATACATTTTATATGCTAGTAATTCTGGAGTTTCTCCATCTCGAACATAAGTTGTTTCTAAAAATTCTATTTTTTTAATAGGATTTTGTGGTGCGACTCGCAAGAAAATATCCGTGACACCCTTATAGGTACCATCGAACTTTCCTCGTAATACTGGAAATTGTCTAAAATACATTTTAAAATCCTTGATAAACTCTTTGTGCGGTCATAAGTTCTAGTTCTGTAAATTCTAATCGCATAGTAGCATGTGTCGGCATACCTTCTTCGAACGATGTAAATCCAGTGTCGCTACCATAGTCTACTGTCATATTAGTAAGAACACACGTCGAAATTTTACGAACATATGTATTTTCTTTTCCTGCATTATAATAAACGATAGAAAATTCAGATGGATAGTTAAAGAAGTATCCCGAGTCTTTGAGTTCTGGGTGCATATGATATGCGAACTTTTGAATGATTCCCATACCATCTCCCGCCGCCCCAGTTTTACGACTAAAAACTGCCTCTGCTTCTTTTAAACTTCTCGGAGCGAAATTGTATTCAAACATGAATGTTCTATTCGACATTGATTTGAAAAATTGTTCTTTATATGGATTCGGCACACTCTTAGTATTATTTTCTAATACTCTATTGACATCAGTCACATTACCGCCTAAAACTTTTGCAAGTTTACCACCAGAACGTAGTGCCAGTTTCATATTATCTGGACTTAATGGATTCGCCGCACCCAATAAAGATCTATTAC